CAGCAAGGTTGAGAACAATTTGAGCGTTGGCGAACTCAACGTGAACGCGCCGCAAGCGACTGATGCGGCCGGCGTTGCAGGGGCTGCCACAAGCGAGCTGGACAAGAAATTGAACTCTATGCAGGCAGCATCGGCAAACGGGCGGGAGCGATAAATGGCGAGCGTTGACACGCGGGTAAACTCCCTGGCGCAAGATGTCATTGCGATCTTGAACGCCGAAAACCTCACTCAGCTTTTCCCGCTCGCTGGACCCATGCAGGTTACGGTTCGGGAGATTGCCAAAATACTCAGTTTCACCGTTGAGGATGGTTCCGAACGCTCAGACCACGTTGTCTATTTACCCGTTGAGATTGACATTCCTTTCTTGCTCACGGACGACATGCGCAACGTCTATGCCGCGTTCAAGCAGGCGTGGAAAACGCAAACTGAGCTTGTAGTGCAGACCAAGGTTGATACCTATTCAGGGATGTTGATCTATGAAATGCCGCACGACGAAAATGCCGAGCAGGGCAACAGCACCGTCGTGCAAGTCAAAATGCGCGTGTTCGAAACCATCAAGCCTGAGTTTGGTCAGTTGCCCCCGGCCAAGGTAGCCAATAAGTCGCAGGCCAGCACCGTCAAAAAGGGCCAGGTGCAGACAACCGAAACGACCGCGCCGACCAAGCGCAAGGCGTCTGTTCTTGCTGGGGTATTCAACTGATGCGCACTATCTCGCTTGACGCAATCCCGAACCAACAGTTATCGGTCACCCTGGACAACAACCGGTGGGACATCACAATCAAAGAGTGCAATGGCGTGATGTGCTGCACCTTGGTGCTCAATGACGTGCTGTGGTTGTCAGGTCAACGCATGGTTGCCGGGTCGCCGGTCATCCCCTACAAGTACCTGCAGGGTTCGGGCAACTTCTGGCTGCTGACTGAGGACGATGAGTTGCCGTATTATGATCGCTTCGGGGTTGATCAGACCTTTGTTTATGCAAGTCCTGGGGAGATTTAAAAATGGGGATGGTTGATTTGCGGCGTGTGCGCATCGGCATTGAGGTCAGCGGACGCATCAACTGGTACGAGGGTTTAAAGACTCGGGTGACTGGCACCAAGTATGCCAACCCTGAGCAGAATGAATGCACCGTGGTCATCACCAACCTTTCGCGCGCTACCCGTGACTTTTTGGTCACAGAGGCAAGCCCGTTCAACAGCAACCCAACGCCAAAAAAGCTGTACGTTGAAGTTGGCAGGGTATCCACGGGGCTCACTCGCATATTCGTTGGCGACATCGTTTCGGCCGAGCCAAGCACGCCGCCTGATATTGAACTGACAATCAGCGCCAAGACCGGTGACGCAAGCAAAGGTAAATTGACCGCGAAGTCTGCAGGTGCTCAAAGCAAGCTCAGCGCCATCGCCAAATCAATTGCCGACGACTTGGGGGTTGGTCTTGAGTTCCAGGCCGATGACAAGAACATTGGCAATTACACGCACAGTGGCCCCGAGCTTAAGCAGGTCGAGTTGCTGCAGCAGGCAGGCGGTGTAAGCGCGTATCTTGATGACGGCAAGCTGGTTGTGAAGAACGCCGGCCGACCGCTCAACGGGCGGGTGCGCATCCTCAACAAAAACGCCGGGATGGTAGGTATCCCCAAGCCAACTGAGAAGGGTTTGAAAGTTACGTTCCTGATTGACGCCGAGACGGTGCTTGGTGGCGGGTTGCGTCTGCAGTCTCAAATCAACCCCGCTGCAAATGGCGACTACGTTATCACGCAGCTTTCGTTTGACGTCGCAACGCACGACACACCCTTTTTCTACACCGCCCTGGCGACCCGGCTATGACAGACCTACAGCGCCCCAACACGCAGCAGGCCAACAGCGGCAACATGAGCGGCGTGACCAACGAGTTCTTGGCCAACTGGCTGCGTAATGAGGTTGACGGCATGGTGCCAGCCCGCGTGGTCAGCTATGACGACACAACCAACCGCGCGGTGTTGCACCCAATCGTCATGATGGGTGGCACTGATGGCTCAAAGATTGCCCGCGCTGACGTCCACAACATCCCGGTGTTTCGCTTTGGCGGGGGTGGGATGTTTATGCGCTTCCCGCTCAAAGCTGGCGACCTGGGTTGGTTGGCTGCGAACGACAACGATATCAGTTTGATCATGCAGGGTGGTGGGGCTGAGGACTGGCCGAACACTACCCGTCAATGCAAATTTAGTGACGCGATGTTCTTTCCCGACACCTTCAAGGCTTGGGTGATTGCCGGGGCCAACGCTGAGAATGCGGTTTGGCAAACCGAGGATGGTCAAACATGCATTGCCCTTGGTGTTAATGGCGTTAAGATCAGCAAAGGTGCAACAACGTTGAACATGACCGCAGAAGGTATAGCTATGACTGGGCCACCTGGCGGGCTCACATACAACACCAAGAACGTTGGTGATACCCACACGCACGGCGGCGTAACTACTGGCTCGGGCACTTCGGGAGTACCAACTTAATGCGTACCTTCTTGGTCGACGTAAACAACAATTTCGTAATCGCCCCAACCGGGCAAATTCCTATCATTGGCGCACTGCCGGCCATCACCCAAACCGCACGCCAGTTTGGTCAAGCAATACGCGGTGAAATGACGTTCAAGCTTGATGAGGGTGTGCCCTATGCGATGACGGCGTGGGAAGGCAACCCCAACGAGGCAGCGTTTGAGGTGGCTCAGCGGGCACGCCTGTTGCAAGTTGAGGGTGTGCTTGCAGTGCTTGCATTTGAAATCGTCAGGGTTGGGGATGTTTTAAAGTACACTGCAACCCTGGACACAACCGAAGGGCAGGTAAGCGTCAATGGCTAATTACAACTACATCGACGCAACGGGCCTTATCGTGCCTGACACGGCCGTTCTGCTTGATGAGGTAAAGGACGAATGGCGCGCAGTGTATGGTGCTGACATCAACCTTGAGCCTGAAACCTCGCAAGGCGCCATTGTCGTTCAAGACACCGAGGTACGTGACGCGACGGTGCGCAACAACGTAGCCGTGGCCAACCAAATCAACCCTGACTACTCGGGCGGCGTGTGGCTTGACGCTATTTGGGCGCTGATGTCTGGCGGTCGTAATGCGGCAACTAAAAGCACCATTGCGGGGGTTGTGCTCACCGGGCAGAACGGTACTGCTGTACCTGCGGGCTCGGTGGCTGTTGTGTCTGCAAGTGGTGCCAGGTTCCTCAGTGCTGCAACCGTAGTCATTGGCGAGACAACCCCAAACCAAGCCGTGGTTGATTTCGTTGCCGAGCTTGCAGGCCCAATCGGCGTTATCGCGGGCGGCTTGAACTCGGTTGCCTCGGGTGTGCTTGGTTGGGAGACAGTAACAAACCCCAATCCGGCAGTGCCTGGCAAGTTGGTTGAGAGCGACGTTGCGGGTCGTCGTCGTCGTCGTTTGACCCTGGCACTGCAGTCGGTTGAAATGGCCGAGGCGATCATTTCGGCGCTCTATGCGCTCCCCTCGGTCGACTCGTTGCAGTTCCGTGAGAACTATGCCAGCGCAACACAAGTGATTGATGGCATAAGCCTTGTCGAGCACAGCATTTGGGTGTGCGTGCGGGGCGGTACAAACGAGGAAATTGCACAGACCTTGCGGCGCACCAAAGGCATGGGCGCCAACTATAACGGGGCGGTAACTGTCAGCTTGGTCAACCCGTACAGCGGCCAAACCCAAGAAATCAAATTCGACCGCCCCACCCTGGTTACACTATTCGTTCGGGTTAGCGGGCAGTTCAACAATACTGATGGGCTCACTATCATTCCTGCTGCGGTTATGGCTGGCGCTGAGGGTGAGCTTGAGGGTGATGCCGGTTTGATCGTCGGCGCGTCTGTCAGCCCTTGGGAGATTTCCGGGTGGGTGAACACCGTAGAACCACGTATCAAGGTGACCAAGGTTGAGTTGTCCACGGATGGGGTCACTTGGAATAGCAACGAACTGGCAATCGCGCTTGACCATCAAGCCGACTTGACCATAAGCCGTGTGCTGGTGGTATCTGTATGAGTACAGTCCAGCCGTTTGACACGAGTATTGACCTACTCAAGTCGTTGTTGTGGCAGCACAACGGGGCTGACAAGCTGGTTGCGCTCGCCAAGGCAAAGCAAGAATGGTATGACACCAACCAAAGCGAGTTTTGGAATGATTGGGTGCGCGACGTCTTCAACGTCGACACCGCAAATCGCTTCGGTCTGGCGGTTTGGGGTCGAATTCTTGACGTCCCGATGCAGGTTACCG